CGTTTGCCTTTGCCTGTTTCGAGGCGATGCACCCCAAGGTGAAGGCGTCATTCCTGGGCTATGTCCAGCGCGGGGTGGCGGCATGAAAACGCTCGAAGAACTGGGGCGCGATCTGGCGGTGTTCTGCGATGGGGCCGATCTGCGCCGCGTCCGCGAAATGTCCGAAGCTGACTTTGCAATGCTGTTGGCGCTGCACTCGGCAGAGGTGTCTTACATCGAAGCTGAGGCGCGGAAGATCGAAGGGGGTGCAGCATGAACATGCATCATGACCCCTTTGACGACCTGCAACCCATCCGGCTTGAACGCAACGCCGATGACTGCCTGTTCCACTGGAATCTGGTGATCAAGGCGGCAACCGACGAATGGGCCAAGAACTTCGCCAAATCCATCGCAAACCAGTCCCGTCGCCGGGGCTGGAAGCCGACGCCCAAACAACTGGCCCTGATGCGCAGCATGGTTTCGGCCCTGTTCACGCATGGGGATGACGACCTGTCTTTGATCGAATGACCGAAGGGGGCTGCACATGGTTTCGCCCGACCGTTCGCCAGTGCAGCCGACCCTAAAGACGGTCGCCACGGTTTGCCGCTTTCCCGATCTGAAAGCGGTGATGATCCGGGGACTACCCCACCCCGAGCGGACACCGGCTCCTTCTAGGCCCGCTCAGAAACGCGACGACGAAACCCACCGGCTGGTGAAGCTGCAAACAGGCAGCGTGACAGACCGGGGACCGCACCAAGGCAAAGCTGCCAAGGGCGGGCTGAGTGCAAGGCTCAGGGGGAAGCGGCTGGCCACCGATAACAGGCATCGCGCGGATACGGATCAGGCAGCGAAGGGCCTTCCTCTGTGTATCGGGGGGAAGGTGCGGGGGTCGGCTAAACGGTATTCAACTAGGTCAGCATATGTTACCTATCTCACACGAAAGGACGGCACGGCAATGATGAAGCAAATGGTCCCAATGCCCGCATTTATTTGGGTGGGGGGTTTCGGGGGGCGGGGTTCTGCTGTCGCGCTGTGCGGCACAGGGGGGCTGGTCTGATGGGCAAAGCATCTGACGACTGGGCAAAGGAACTGGACGCAGACTGGGAACAGGAAATGGCGGCAGTCCGAACCGACTTTGTTGACCTGGTGCAAACCGGGGTGGACAGGATCGTTGATCGGTCGCCGGTCAAGACCGGGCAATTCAAGGCAAACTGGTCGGTGTCCATCGGTGCGCCCGGCGGGGAAGTCACCAAGGCGCGCGACAAGGACGGGACGGAAACCAAGCAACGGGCGCGGGCCGTCATGGCCGGATACCCCGAAGCCGGGGAATTTCCGACCGTCTATATTGAAAACAATCTCGACTATGCCACCGACCTCGAACACGGCAGATCGGACCAAGCGCCCCAAGGCATGGCCGCGCTTACGTCTATCGAATTGGCGGCAATGTGGGAGGCGCGGAACAAGTGACCGCTGCCACCAAAGCCATCCGCTTCCTTGAGGGGCTGACCATCCCGGAAGGGCCGAAGGCGGGCCATCCGGTAAGGCTTGCCCCATTCCAGAAGCAATTCGTCAAGGGTGCCTTGGCTGAAGGAATCGACGTGGCTGTGCTGTCGATCGGTCGCGGCAACGCCAAGACGGCTCTGTCTGCCGGGGTGGCCCTCGGGGCCGTGATGGGTGAATGGGACCGGCAGCCCAAGCGGGAAATCATCATCGCGGCGCGGACCCGTGATCAGGGCCGGATCGCATTTGACTTCGCAGTCGGTTTCATGCGCGGCCTGCCTGAAACGGTGCAGGCGCAATTCACGGTGCGGCGTTCGCCCCGGCTGGAAATCGAGTTTGACGGCGACGGCGGCGGGCACCTGATCCGGGTTATCGCAGCTGATGGCAAGTCGGCTTTGGGCGGATCGCCTACAATGGTCCTGATGGATGAACGCGGCCATTGGCAGGCTGATCAAGGCAACGCGCTGGAGGCGGCGCTTTTGACCGGTATGGGCAAGCGCCACGGGCGGGCGCTGATCATCAGCACCTCGGCGGCGGATGACGTGCACCCGTTCTCTCTCTGGCTGGATCAGGAACAGGCGGGCGTCTACCGGCAAGAGCATCGCCCATCGCCTGGCCTGCCTGCCGATGATCTGGACAGTCTCAAGGAAGCCAACCCGGGGGCTGCGTTCGGGATCGGGGCGAGTCTGGAATGGTTGCAGTCGCAAGCCCGGCGGGCGATTGCGCGGGGCGGCTCGGCTCTGACTGCCTTCCGCCTCTACAACCGGAATGAGCGGGTGTCTGGCGAGACGCGCGACGTCCTGCTGACCGTGGACGAATGGCTATCCTGCGAGACGGCGGCGCTGCCAGATCGGGCCGGGCCGGTGGTGATCGGGATTGACTTGGGTGGCTCTGCCAGCATGACGGCAGCGGCTTTTTACTGGCCGGAAGCCGGTCGGCTGGAATGCCTGGGCACCTTCCCGTCGCGGCCTTCGCTGTTGGACCGGGGGCAGAATGACGGGGTATCCGGGCGCTATGTCGAAATGCAGGACCGGGGCGAATTGTCGGTGCTGGGCGATGCGACGGTGCCGGTGGCACCTTGGCTCAAGGCTGTCATGGCGCATGTCGAGGGCGAGACAATCGCGGCTCTGACTGCGGATCGGTACAAACAGGCCGAACTGGGCGAGGCAATCGACAAGGCTGGCATTCGTGCCCCGATCATCTGGCGCGGCCAAGGATTCCGGGATGGTGGCGAGGATTGCGAACGGTTCCGGCGCGCGGCCTATGACGGGAAGGTCAAAGCGTCCCCGTCGCTGTTGTTGCGTTCCGCCTTCGCTGATGCGGTCTGTCTGCGTGACCCGGCCAACAACCTGAAACTGGCCAAGGCGCGTTCCACGGGGCGGATCGACGCGGCTGCGGCAACGGTGCTGGCGGTGGCGGAAGGCGCGCGGATGACGCAACGCCCCACCAAGAAATCGGGGGGTCTGACATGGCTCTGAAAGATCACTTCCGCCACTCGGCAAAGATCACCCGCACCCCGCGCTGGAAGGCGCTGCGAATGCAGGTGCTTGAGCGTGACGGCTGGCGCTGCGTCCTGTGCCCGGAACGGCGCGGGCTGGAAGTGGATCACATTCAGTCGGTTCGCACCCGGCCCGATCTGGCCTGGTCTCTGGACAATCTTCAATGCCTTTGCGGGCGCTGCCATGCGCGCAAGACCCGCCTCGAAATCGGCTTGGGCCGACCCGACCCCGCGCGTGAAGCGTGGAAACGACTGGTCCGCGATCTGGACCGCAACCCCTCTGAAAAGGACATGACCCATGCTTGACAGCGTGAAAATCACCCGGCGTCAGTCGGAAATCCGCCAAGCCCTTGCTGGTTTGGTGGGCAAGGAAAAGCCGACCGATGATGAAGTGCGCAGCCTTGAGGCTATGGACCTCGAGTTTCGCACCAATGAAACCCGGTTCCGCGCCGCGCTGATTGCGGAAGATACCGAACGCCGCGAAGCCGGGGCCGATCTGGAAACCCGGTCTGATCGCCAGTGGGCGGAACTGATCGGCGCATTCGAGATGCGGCAAGTCGCCCTGGCGCTGGACGAAGGCCGCACACTCGACGGCCGCACGGCGGAAGTGGTGCAGGAACTGCGCAGCAAGGGCGGCTATCGCGGCATTCCGGTGCCGTGGCTGGCGCTGGAGCAACGGGCCGGTGAAACCATCGCCAGCGGCGTACCGAACCCACTGCAAACCCGCCCGATCATCGACCGCCTGTTTCCCGACAGTGTGGCGGCGAAAATGGGGGCGCAAAGCATCAGCATCGACAGCGGCCTGACCGAATGGCCGGTTGTCACGTCCAGCGTGACGGCGGGCTGGGCCACGACCGAAACCGGCGCGGTTGCGGCGGCTGCTGCCTATGCCACGACCGACAAGGCGATGGACCCAAACAAGACCTTGGGAATCCAGATGAAAATCACCCGTCGCGCCATGAAACAGACCGGCGATGCGCTGGAACAGGCGGTGCGGCGCGACATGAATGGGGCGATTGCGCAGGCGATGGACCTTGCCGTGTTCCGGGGTGCGGGTGCCAGCGGTGAACCTTTGGGGGTGCTGACGACGCCCGCGACATACGGGATCACCACAACCGCCATTGCGGCGGCGGCGTCACCCGCGACGGCATTCCGCGGGCTTACCGCGTTTCGGTGTCAGAGGCCGGGGGCAGCGTGGCGCAAACCGTGCTGGCGGCAGAGGTGCTGCACTTCCGCATCGGCAGTGACCCGGTGGCACCCTGGACGGGCACCGCGCCCTTGCGCCGCGCTGCCATCACGGCGGGGCTGTTGCAAGCGCTGGAAACGGCACTGGCGGAAGTCTATGACATGGCCCCTCTGGGCAGCCAGATCGTGCCATTCCCGGAAGCAAGCGCCGATGAAAAGGAACGGCTGGGCCGCTCTTTCAGGGGCCAGCGGGGCCGGGTGATCCTGCGCGAATCTGTTGCGGTATCGGCTGCGGGCGGGCCTGCCCCGACGCAGGACTGGGCACCGAACAGCCTTACCCCGAATCTGGCGCAGAGCATGACCGGGGAAAGTCTGACAGCCGCGCGCGGGGCGATCAACGCGGCCTTCGGTGTCCTGCCAAGCCTCTGGAC